TAATGATAACATAATGAATCTAACAACGAGAAAACTAATGGAATTAAATTTGAAGATTTTGAAGGAACTAATGTTGGACAATGAAACGCTAATCAACTATTTGAGAAAACTAAAGGGTTACAAGTATGTGGACGAAATCGGTGATTTAAAGCAAGGCTCATTTATTAAATGGATCCGTATTACAGATCCAAACAATTTAGTGCTAAATCAATGTGGACTAATTTGCGACATCAAAATAACAGACGATGATGTGATAATTATTTGCAAGAATTTTATGCATCGTCATTATACATTTAAAATGGATGAAGTGCTCATATTTCAAAAACTGTCGGACCAAGAAATGGTTATCATAAGTGCTCTGGATCATTTGGAAGCAGAAGAGCAATTAAATAAGAAAACAAGACAAGAAGTAAAGGCAAATACCAGAGCTAATAAAAATTATTCAAAACAAGGAGTAAGCGCAAAAGAAGATGAAGACTCAGAAGATGAAGACTCAGAAGATGATGATTAACGTTTTCGTGTCTTAGATACATCCTTAAATAACCCAGGAATGAATTTGCCGATTTTAATAAGTCCCATTTCTGCAGACGAGAGTGCCTTCCTAGAATGATGCACACGTTTCCCGTGTCTTAAATGTGTGACACTTTTATATCCCTTACCGTTTTTGATATGGACTTTGTGTGTCATTTTTTTTCCGCCTTGCATATGATGTTGTACATTTGAATACTTAAAGGTCTTTAAATTCATATATATATATTATATTAAGAAATATTATTTCTGTCTATTATTTATATAATGAAATTAGACGCAATGATGATTATACATTTATTCCACATTTTCTTTGTAGGACCATTATTCCTATATGTAGGCATTAAGTCAACAAGCATACCCAAAATAATGTTTCCGTTCTTGTTAGGTTTAGGTGTATTTTTAATGGTATATCATTTTTATTTAGCATATAAAAAGACTGTAGCTGGCCAAAGTGCTTGGATTAATTACTTTCATGCACTAATTGTTGGTCCATTGTTAGTATATATTGGTTACACTGGAATCGATACGTCAAGAAAATTCTTTGAAATATTACTGATGCTTGGAATGGCTGCAATTGGATATCACGGTTACTACTTGGTTAAATCTCTTCTATAATTTGATAAATACAAAATACAAAAATTTAAATATATTTTTATATTGCGTTAGAATATAAATGGGAGGAGGTACCGGAAATATCAGAACTTACAGAATATCTGCGTCCAATGGATATAGAACAATTGGCTCAATGCTTGCCAACGGCTCTAGTGGTGCTGGAGCTGGTTCAGGTAGACGTGTTTACGCTTGGTATGCCAGAAATGGAACCAATGTTGGCAATGAATTTTATAGAGATGTTTTAGGAATAAATTTTGGCCAATTTAGAGATCGTGCTAGATTTTTTATTGACAACATCTAAATTATTTGTAAATATTTGTTAAGTTGAATAAATTAACTTAACAAAACAAAACACTGACACTTTTTAACAATTGTCACTCTTCAAGAATTCCTTGGTCAGCACTTTTTTGACACTATCTAGTGCGCCTTCAGTCCATCCTTGATTCGCCGCTACAACCTCACCTACGACAAGCATATTTGGCATCGGATGTTGTGCTTTCTCAATAAATTCTGCTCTAGATTTATGGTCCAATGGTGTATAATAATGAGTGCCAACTGGCCAATAGAAATTTAATAGTGCAGTTATTTGCAATGTGTTAGTTGGTAGTCCCAAAGTCTTCTCTAACAAGTCGCAAAAGAATTCACGATTTTTTATATTGTTATCCAAGTGGTCTTTTAACAAAAGTGCATTCTTATTATCCGAGTATGCAATCATATAAACACCTTTATCAAGCGACATAGGAATAATCTTCTGTAATGGACCAGATACAATTGTATAAGTTGGCACTAATTGGCGCATAATTAGCGCCGATGCCTTCGGGAATTTTGCATAAAGCCGTAAAAACGGCTGAGGTTTAATCTGATTATAGAGCTTATATTTCGGCAATAACTTATGAATACCTGTAATTGTCGTAGCAATTATCACCTTTCCGCAGTAATATTTGATACCTTTTTCAGTTGTCAATTCAAATAAACAAGGTTTATCTTGTACTTTGACAATACTTTCAACATTGTTGGATGCTCGCACATTCTGTGAGCCAATTGTGTGTACCAATTTCTGGACCAATTGGTGCCAAGGGATGCTTAGTCCAGTCCAGCCAGCCGAATTATCGTCCATTCCGTACTTGTAAAGCGTCTGATAAGCATCTTCATCTTCGTAATCCGTATAGCCAACATTTGTGATAAAATCATTATACAAAGCGGTGCCTAAATACCCCTTCGCAAAATGCCTAAATGTAGTAACTGGCTCTGATTGTCGTCTATATTCTTGCCGAAGTTCTTTAACAATGGGTCCAATTGCAACACGTTTCTTCACAATGTAATTCATATTAATGGCAAAATCACTGTATTTTATACCCATCTTGTCTAGCAGTTCAACTAACAAATAATCCTTATCTTTTCGACCAATCCCAGCACCTGTTACCACTGTCGTTCCATAAAACTCCTCGTTATTGAGTCGCCCACCAATCCACTGCTTCTTGTATTTTTCCAAGACCATAAATGATGTGTTTGGTGACATTTGTTTGATATTATATGCACTATAAAGCCCCGCAATACCAGAACCTACAATAATAACATTATAATAATTTGCGCTATTTGCAGACATCAAATATAAACTACATTAATCAGATATATTTATTTGTTAGTATGTCTAAATTTTAAAGTCCGATTTTTTCGACAACTAAATTTCCCCCGTGTTAACCCTTTTCTATTGAAAATAGTCTTACTACATATGCCAATGGCCTGCCCTTCAGTAATTGTATTGTCTGACTTCTTGACCTTCTTGATGCACCTACATAACTTTTCAGACATAATATTTTCAGCCTGCTTCTTGAGGAGTCGCTTGGACTTTGGAATGACCATTTTATAGTAGGTCAAAATATTAATATAATCTTCATTTGTTAGTTCACTGGACATTGTGATATTAATAATACCCAATATTTTAATTTTGATTATTTATTTTTGATTATAAAATATCACTATATATATTATGACTTGCAATGCCAAAATAGTAGTATTTGATTTAGATGAAACCCTAGGATATTTTTCAGAATTTGGTATGTTTTGGGATGCTTTAAAAGGATATATAAAAACAAATAATATAGACTTCAATATAAATCAAGACTTTTTCAATAAAACACTTGATTTGTATCCAGAATTTTTACGACCAAATATAATAAATATACTAACCTATTTAAAGCAGCGAAAGAAGGCGAAGCATTGTTACAAAATAATGATCTATACAAACAATAATGGACCCTATGAGTGGTCGGTTCAAATTAAGACCTATTTTGAAGACAAAGCAGAAGCCCCCAATTTGTTTGACCAAGTTATTGGCGCATACAAGGTCAATGATAAACACGTAGAGCTTTGTAGAACAACACATTCAAAAACTCATTCTGACCTAATGCGCTGCACTAAGGTCCCCTTGTCTACTGATGTGTGTTTTATAGACGATGTTTATCACCCTGGGATGAGTAAAGACAATGTGTATTACATCAATATCAAAGCGTATGAACACGACCTGTCATTTGCAACAATTGTGGACCGTTTTATTACGAGTGGGCTACTTACAAATGGCGACCCTACATCAATGAAGGAGTATGTTTTGGACTTTATGAAAAGATATAACTACACGTATGTAGAGAAGGACACAAAAGAGATGTCAGTTGATACGGCACTGTCAAAGAAAATATTGCAGCATCTTCAGTTGTTTTTTAATCGGCGCAATAAAATTGCTAAAGAGCTTTTAAGCAAAAAAACAAAAACACAGAAGGGCAAACGTTTTAAAAACAGGACATTAAAGAGGGCTTCCGAAAAAGAAAAGGAAAAAGATTAAAAGAAGGTCTTAATTTCCTTTAGATAAGTTTTCAATATCTGTTCAAAAGCCGTAGTTGTTAGTAGGAAGATGCCAGCACTAAATGCAATCTTACCATCTAGTTCAGTAAACGTAACTCGTCGGAATGGATTGAATCGCCATACTAGAAAAAGACTTACATACAATTTAGTGTATCTTTGTAGTTCATCTAAATATTCAGGGGCATTTGATGAGAGACCGATTGCTATTGCAATATACAACGCAAATGATAAAATTGTAATAATATCAAACATTTGTGTCTGAAATTTATGAATATCCTTTGAAAAAAACATTTGGTAATTTATATATTTAACGAATAAAGAAAACAAACAATAAAACAATTAAACATATAAAAGAAATAATAATATTTAAATATATAAATATGAATGAACTTGATTTTAATGATGGGTCTGCATCACAGAGAGCAAATGTAATGAATTCTAGGACATATAGTCGAAATGTACCTAGCCAGGCATTACAACCGTATTTAGATGCCAGGGCAGTATCTACTAAATATGCTACACTACCAGTTATTGATTTTAGAAAGCAGATTAATGTACCAGTGAAACAGGAGGCTACGTATAATATTTCACATACATTTAACCCAGGAAATGATTTTGGTCCTTGGTCGGGGTTTGCGTCTAATATAAATTGTGAATCAGATTTGAGGGGGCAAGTTTACGCACTACAGAATTGTGACCAAGCAACTTATGTGCCCAGTAGCCAAAGCAGTCTTTATAAATTCAATTGGCAAAATAATAAACAAGTTGTACAACCATTTCCTGACTTATTTAAGACTGAGCAGTTCAATATGTTTAACCCGAATCCGAACTCAGAACAAATTGGGTTTGGTCTATTTAATAATGCCACTAGACAACACGTGAAAGACTTGACAAAACCAACTACTTGCAGTCCTCAGCAAAACTTAAAATCGCAACCGCAACCACAGCAAAACCTAAAACCACAACAAAAAAATCAATAATCAATCAATATTATTTATTCGTTAAACTAATAAATAATAATTTAAACTAACAATATAGGAATGTCAGACGACCTTGTGAATCAAATTACATTGAATTATTTAATTAGTAAGTCTCAATTACAAAAGTTGAATAATAAAATTAAGCAGAAAGAGCAAGATGCAATGAAGAGTGATAAGGAGATTTACAAGGAACAAATAAATGAACTATTTACCAAATGTTTAAATGATGAATTCCCAGATGACCTTTTACAAGATGTGCGTAATAGTTTTACATATTTCATTGAAAAAAGTGTTTATTATTTGAAAATAAAAGCAAACCAGTCAAATGATAACGCTCAAAATGATAGTAAAGATACAGTCGAAAGCGCAGGAGAAGAAGATATAAGCGAAGCGGAAGAAGAAGACGCAAGCTTAGAAGAAGACGCAAGCTTAGAAGAAGACGCAAGCTTAGAAGAAGACGCAAGCTTAGAAGAAGACATAAGCGCAGCGGAAAGCTTAGAAGAAAAACCCAAACGAGTTTTCAAAAAATCGAGCAAACCAGTTCATTCAGAAGGTGTAGAAGATATCAATAAATTGCCATTGGATTGGTTTACAAAGGTCAAATATAACCAAAATCAAATTAAAAAACTTAATGAAAGTAAAAATATCAGTAATATATATGAGAACAAGAAGAATAAAAAATAAGAATAATATAAATACAAGAAGACGTAAAAGACATAAAAGATATAAACATCATCATATAATTGAAACAAAACAAACTAACAAGACAAAGAATGTCAATATTAAGCCATTTGTAAAGTTAAATTGTAGTCCAAAGGGAAAGAATGAAGTAAAAGAGTATACGTGTTACACTGATAATGATCTTCATAAATTACGCAATATGTGGAACGCAAGACACCCTGACAAACCAATTACAACAAATGATTCCAAAGAAATATGGAATATGCTCAAAAATTATTATGCAAATATTTGCAATAAAGAGTCGTGTTGGGTTCGACAGATGACAAAAGGCACAAAAATGGAGAAAGAATTGCTTGAGTCATTTTCACCCGAGTCACCTGAAAAATGGAAAATGAAACCCAATGAATGGCTATCTAGTATTGATATTATTAAAGTGATGAATCAATATGAAAAGACATATTCTTGTTTTGACTTTATTGGTCCATCTCCAATTGACTATGATGAACATCTGTTATATGGTGAATGTGTCTGGGAAGAATTGTGTCATTTCAATTTGGAGGAACAAATAAAGAAAGGAAAGAACAAAATTGGTATCATATTTAACACGGACCCTCACGACAAGAGTGGCGAACATTGGATATCTATGTTCATCAATATTAAAAAGGGGGAAATCTTCTTCTTTGATAGTGCTGGTGATAAAGCGCCAAAACAGGTGATGAAATTTGTAAAAACAGTTATAGAACAAGGACACACACTTCCTGGCAATAAACGTATCAATTTCAAATTTGACCAGAATTATCCAGTCGAACATCAGTACAATAATACAGAATGCGGAATTTATTCGCTCTTTTTTATAATCCATATGTTAGAGGATAAGATCACAGGACATTATTTGAAGACACACGTATTGAAAGATAAATATATGCAGCAGTTTAGAAAGATTTATTACAACGAGGATTTGTAATAATAAAATTGAAATCTTTTTTTATTAACAAGATAATAATAAAAGATAATAATAAAAGATAATAACAAATAATAATAACAAATAATAATAACAAATAATAATAACAAAATGGAAGCATTAATTGTAAAAGCATTTGATTTGGTGATGGTATTGTGTAAGAAATTTAATATAGACGAATCGCACTCACTAAAGCACAGTATGGAAGTATATAATTTTGCTTTAAGAATATATGAAGATGAACTAATTATGAATCCTTATTTGGAGCAACAAAAAGATATTATTGTACTTGCTGCAATTCTTCACGACACAATAGACAAAAAATATGTATCAGAGGAACTTGGAATAAAGGAAATACGGGAACAAATGGAGGCTTACATAAAATCGGAAAAACTAGATGTCATATTTCAAATTATTACAACTATGTCATATTCCACCGTGAAGAAAAATGGTTTCCCATTATTAGGAGAATACCAATTAGCATATAATATTGTGAGAGAAGCGGATTTGTTGGCGGCGTATGATATTGATAGATGCATTATGTATTCGATGTACAAAAACAGTATGAATTATTTGGAAGCCCTTAAGGCGGCAATACATTTATTTGAAAACCGAGTATTAAAACATAATCAAGATAAATTATTTGTAACGAATTTTTCCAAAAAATTGTCTGTACAGTTACATAAAAAGTCGAAAAAGGATATTGAAATCCTTGTAAAAAATATTACATAATATGTAATGCAAAATGTGTAATATAAAAATAATAATATAAATACTATTTTATTATTCTATATAAACTAACAAAATGAATATAGCTGGAAATGCAAACTTAAATAATTTACAGCAGTTTAAAACTGTCAAAAACATCAATATGCTTTGGGAAGTATTGTTAGATGAATTGAATATTAATACCCAGAATACATCATTGACAGCCAATGTTCGCTCCGTATTCGAGAGCAATATAAATCCTTTTTTAGCAAGAGCTAATCCAAATTCTGGCTTGATGAATTTGAATAAAATATTTTTGACGCAAATAGTTGCAGCGGTGAACCGACTGTTTCCAAATATTAATCAACAGCCTCCAGTAAAATTAATAAACATTAGTGACGAGGTTGTTAGTTCAGAACCATATAAAGTCGAAGATATACACAATGCAAGACAAACCGAGTTTGAAAGCCAGGTTAATCAACGACGCAACGACTTTGACAACTTGGTAACGGTTAAGAAACCTAAGGAACTAGATTTCTCGGATAAAGCAGAGACAAGTAAAATCAAGGAAATGGAGGCACTGATTGCAGAGACGATTGCCAAGCGTAATTTTGATATAGAGCAAATTAATACGAATATGAATATGACTGCAAATGTAAATTCAGATACAGGGCAAACTCCAGATGAATGGTTGAAGCCGAATAATACTTCTTTAAGGGTTGAAAAACAACAACCACAAAAGCAAGAAAATGATATGGGACAAAGAAAACACAAATATGTGAACACAATGGAACAAATACCTTCTTTAAAGAAAGTTTCATTCAATGAAGGCAACAACGTAACGATGACGATTGAAGAATATATGGAGCCTCAGGCACAAGACATCATCAGTATACCAACTAACATATTCAACAAGTTGAAGAAAGTAGAAGAACCTATAAAAACTCCAGAACCCAATGTGCAAGTACAGATAAATGATATGAACAAGAAAATTGACACGCTGTTTGCAATGATTACCGAGTTGTCTAGCAATGTAAAGCAAATTGTGAGTTCAAGGCAAGACATTTAAATTTATTTTTTACCATTGTTAGATTCAATTACAGATTTTTCTTTTGGTTCTTCTTCATCTATTTCTCCATTGACAACTAATGATTGTCCTATTCTTATAAATGATATAGCAGGAATTTCATTATCCAAAATATATTCTTCAGATTTATCCATAATAACTATTATATTATAATTTTATAAAAAAATAATATGATAATATCCTAATCTAAGTCCTAAAGTTTATCTCGAACAATCTCAAAATTGCCGTCACGGGTCTTAACCAGCTTACCTAACAACACAGGTCGCACACCTGGTATTCGTAGCGCTTGAATTACGCTCTCATAATCATAAATTTGATTATTATCAACACGTAGCATATATTGTTTGCCATATTTGTCTTCAAATGGTCTCGCCTGCCAGTCAATTGTCACTTTATTTGCCGCCGCAACCGTATCGTTCTCGTCCTTGAATAGGTCCGGATTAAAAGAAAAATCTGTAGTGCTTGGCTTACCAAATGACAAGCAAACTAAACCTTCCTTTGTATTCGACTTTGTATATGTCGCACAATCAATCGACGCCTCCTTAATACCAGTTAGCAACTGTGATGACAGACGCTCTTTGATGTTAGATAGTTCAAACAATTTTTCATCGGACGTTTGTATCGGATACGGCGACACTTTTCCTCTATCTATTGAGCTGATGCGTAATTCAATCGCATTATCACTGTCTAATTGTTTCTGCGTAAAAACCATAATATAAATAAAGACTTCAACTGTTTGAAGTTCTGCAGGCAGGTCCTTGTGACTGCAAATACGACGAGCACGGCCAATAACCTGCTCTGAACGCACCGGGTGCCAATACGGCTCCATAATATGAACATATCTAGTGTTTCGCAAGTTGATACCCTCAGAACCGGCAGATGTAATCATAAGCACCTTGACAATCTCACCCAAATCATTGTTGGCACTTCTACTCCTTAATTGCTCAGCAATATTATTCGGAATATTGTCCCACATTCCGTTGTAAATGTTACGAATAATTTCTCGTTCATCTGCTTCTTCTGTGCCAGTATAAAGAGCATATGTTGGCTTGCCCATATCTTCCTCACTCATATTTATTTCCCAACTGTCAATACCCGTCTTCTTAATTTTGAATTGTGCAAATCCATTGGCTTCTAAAACAAGTGCAAAAATACCAATACCTTCCATTGATCTGAATTGACTATAAACCAGATGTAAACCTCTGTGTTCTGGGTCTTCAATATTTTGCAACATTCGCAAAAATTTGGGACTGTATATTTCCAGCTTTTCAGGCGACAAGAAGTCCGATTTGTATTTTTTGATTACAGCATATGCTTGGGCAATGGCAGTTTTGTATTCAACGTCTCCATACGAGTCTAATATTTCATCACCTTCCAATTCATCGACATCTCTTTCTCTAGCGTCAACATCTTTGATGCCTTCAATTTCAATAAATTCGTCATCGTTATCCTGAGGACCACCTCTTTTTCCTTCATCCGTTTCATCACCAATTTCTTTTGCTTCAGCTTCTTCATCTGCTAATTCTTCACTATCCGATTCTTCATCACCGCTCCAAATCACTTGTTCTGCTTCATCATCAGAACCAGCACCTCCTTTTTTTGATTTCTTTGCTTCCGCTTTTGCTGCCGCCTTTCTCTCCTTTTCTTCTGCTTTTTCTCTATCCTTTAAAGCTTTTGCTTCTGCCTTCTCTTGTTCTTTTCTTTCTTTTTCTTCTGCTTTTGCTCTCTCTTTTTGCGCCTTTTCTTCTGCCTTTTGAAGTTCTTTTTGCGCCCTTTCTAATTCTTTTTTATTTACAAGAGTAGGCGCTTGCTTAGCAGCCGGCACAACATCTTTTTCTAAAGCCTTTTTTTCTGCTGCTTGCTTTTCTAGCTCTAAAGCCCTTCTTTCTTTGGCATCCTGAAAATATTCTCTTACATTAGCAATATCTTTTTCGTCGCCCTTTTTTACACCTACCACGTCAAGACCTCTATAAGTCGTAGTTTGTACATCTATTACTTCACCGTCAGGACCAAATATGGGTTCAGTAAAAACCTTTTTCCTAAAATTCTTAGGAATAGGTCTCCCAGGAGGTGTTGGCATTGCAAAATTACACACCAAACGTGAAAAGATACGATAAGTAGAAGTCGGCTCCTTGAATGTACCTTCCTTGTCAACAGTATTCTTGGGTCCCTTTTTTACCTTTTCCGATTTTCTTTCCTCTTGTCTATATTCCTCGTATTTGTTGAATTGATAGTCACTCATAGGAATAAAAACAGTATGCTTGTCAAAGTTCTTATCGTAACGAGGCAACAAATCTTCCTGCGCACTTCTAAAGTACGATGTAAGACCTAATATTCTCTTTTTGAACTTTTCAATATTAATAATGTTACCAGTTTTGTCGTCAATAAATAGGTTTGCAAACTCATCGTATGTGTCTGGCAGCGCTGTATAAACCTCATATGTAACACCATTTGGCGACGAGTTAACTGTAATACCATTATCGCTCTTTTTAGATAGTGTGTAAACAATTTCTCTTATATAATCTGCATCACTGATGGTACCACGGTCACTCAAAGTAATCTTACCACTAAGTTTATCTTTTCGCTCCTTCTTTTCATTTGTTACACCTTGATAACCACTTTTTTCAGTAATTAGACTTTCAAAACCAAACGGGTTCCTGGTTATTGTTAGTATCTTTGAGCTCGGACTATAGTCAATGTAATCCATATTTTTATTATTTCCCAAGTAACCCATAATCGTATCTTTAGAAACCTTTTGACTAGTTTCAATCTTCAATTGTAAATGCCACGTCTTTATGTAGCCTCTCAAAATATTAAAGAGTACTGCAATCTCGTTAGGATAATTAATAATAGGTGTTCCGGTTAGCAATACAACTCGGCAATTTTCAGCACGCATTAAATAGTCATAGATTTGGATTGCAAGCGGCTCGGCAGCCAATGTGTTCGTATCGTTCTTTTTTCGTTGAGCAAACTTGCTTGATTTGTTAATTTTATTGACAATTCTGCTGATCAAGTTGTGAGCCTCATCAATGACAACCACTGAATCATCAAATATATTATTCTTGAAATTATCTGTCATCATCTTGAAGCTGTCTCGGCGCAAACCGTTGTAATTAATAAAACGGTACTTCTGTCGAATCATTTCGTCAATTTGGTCATTCAAACTCTTCTTATCGGTAGTTGAGAGCTGAGCATAATTGGAGGGCTTCTTTACATTTGTTAACCAAGCGCCACGTTTTCTCCGAATATAATCAACCGTTTTGAAACCAAGCACAGCAGACAAAGCGTTTGCATTGGTTATATTGTCATCAATTGAAACCCATTCCCAAAACTGGTTTTTCCTGTAAATCAGGTCACCGCATTTCTTGATTTCTTCTAAATAATTGCGCTGAAGAGAAGCTGGTGTCATAATGATCACTTGTTTACCACCACTCTTAATGCCTTCGGCAATTGCAATAGAACTACACGTCTTACCTGAGCCTAAACCGTGATACAATAACAGACCTCTATATGGCGTGTATAAGTTGATATAATCACGGACAATCTTCTGATGAGTAAGCAGTCCAATTGTGCCAGTGTCTTTGCCAATGTCCTCACAAGATATATTTTTACTCTCGTCTTGGAGATCCTCCTTGTATTCATTAAATAGACCATTAATGAAGTTGACAAACACTTCACGGTTATTCATATAATAACTGGAAGCGGCGACATCGTATTCTGGTGGTGGTGGTAATCGTTCCTTCAAAGGAGTGTCTCCAAAGACCATATTTGCTTCAGGTCCCAATGGAATAACATTTCTAGGTATTCTTTTATTAACTGTCTTGGGTTTAACTACGACTGCTTGCTCTAATACAGGCTCTTCCGGTTCTTCTGCTTGCGCTAATGCAGCTGCTTTTGCTTTAGTTTCCAATCTTGGCCCACCTTCGGGCACAAGTTCCACACGTTCCGCTTCTTGTTGTAACCCAACTTTGCCTTTAAGTTTTTCAATACTTGGCTTCTTAGATTCGCTAAGAATAGGTGCTTTAGCTTCCATAACAGTGACCTTGGGTGCAGGAAATTTAGCCGACACTTTTGTCATATTACGTTGCTGCAAACCTTTCAAATATTCAATCGCCTTTAAACCAGTATCATCCTCCAAAACAACGGTTAAAGGTTTAGCTGCTTCTGGTTTTGAAGTTAATACAACTTTTAGACCAACATTTGGACCAACCATATCTTTTTTTTCTAACATTGTTTTTAATCTTTCTAAAGGTTTCATTGTAGATTTCATCGCTTATATAATTTGAATATATAAATTTTTGTTTTTCAAACCCTTTTTGTCTTACTAATTTGGCTCGTTTATGTTACTAATTTGGTTCTTTTCTTTTGCTCCACTTTTCTTAAAAGTGGAAGAATTATTCACTATCATCCTCATATCGTTCACTTGATTGTTCTTTCTCTTGGATTGCAACTTCAGGTCCAAAATCGTTATTCAATTTGATAAAGTCTATTGCTTGCATACACGCCATCTGCTCTGCCTTCCTCTTAATCTTATGTTGTCCTGAACCCATAAATACAAATATCTTGCCATTCTTTGCATAATTCTCCTGAATCGCCTTGAATGTTTTAATGTCTGTGATATTAATGGCATTCGATGGCCTTGTATTATGTATTGCTTGACCCAAGCATAGGTAGACACCCATCTTATATCCTTCTTCTCCATCGTGCTCTATTTCTACATAGTGTGGGGTCACTTTGAATTCTTTTTGTATCTTGACTTGCAATATGTTCTTATAATTATCGTCATTTCGTATCAATTCAGTCCAGTTTACGTGTTTCTTAAATACATTTTCAATGAATTTCTGTGCCATTTGAAATCCGGGTCCAGTACAAAAGAAATTGTTAAACCAGCCCTCGTCGTCCTTAATACCCATCTTGTTGTAATCGTGAAACAATGCGCCGACAAATGCTTCAAATAAGCAGCCAAGTTTCTTCAGATTGGTTCTCGTCTTCTTCTCCTCTGCATTCCTAGAAATAATTAGCCACTTATGCAGTCCCATCTCGTAAGCAATCTTGCCAATATTCTCATTCTTAACAATTGCAATTTTCTTCTCCGTCATAAACCCCTCGTCCTCTTTAGGAAACCGGCGATACAATTCGTATTTTGTGGTCAGTTCTAAAACCCCATCGCCAATGTATTCAAGACGCTCATTGGACTTGCTACTCAAAGGAAGACAATCACTCGGTTTTTCAACAATAGTAATGTTCTGCTGCAGGTTCTCAAAATGCGGGCGCTTCGTGTAAGACCGGTGTACGAAAGCACGCCGATAAAACTCCATATTGTGGACTTTAGTAGGCAATCCATATCGAGTAAGAATAGATTGAACTTCGCTCAATGTAATCTCAGTGTTCAATGGATTATAAGGGTTGAAAATGAGACCATCTTCGGTCTTGATAATATCGTCGTCTAGTTTTGCGTCTGATGTCATTTTATAACATAATATGTGCAGTCGTCTTTAAGTAGGTTTAGAATTGTGTTTAATTTGGCGTTATAATTAATATATTGTTGTGAAAAACAAAACAATTAAGGAATTTAATTTATATTTATAAAAATAAAAATGTTTTTGTATTATATACTATGGTGCTTATGAACGCTGGACGCATGGCTCGCAATGCTGCTTCTATTATTAATCTTCCTAATTGTGGTGGTGTCAAAAAGGCAGGACTTGCCCCCACGGTTGGCTGGTTTTTGTCTTCTAACCCGAATCTAATTGGTGCTACAAATACTCTATTTGGACCTAACTCAATTTGCAGAGGTAACTTTTCCAATCCTTCTCAATCTGCTTTGAGAGCTATTAGACGATATTAAAAATATTAACTAATAGATTTAGCAATTAAGTATATTGCCAAAAAATAATTTAATAAGATACTTATTACATTATTAATAATGATGATTGTAAAAATTGACACAAGAGAGCGTGATTTAATAAAGAAATGTCAAGATTTGTTAGTTGCAGTGCCAGCGTTCAAGGATTTAAAGATTGAAGTCTGTACATTGCCTTTAGGCGATATTATTATCACAACTAATCAGGGTGATATTCAAATTGATAACGTAATTGTGGAACGCAAATCGTTATCTGATTTGGCTGCAAGCATTAAAGATGGTCGCTATGAGGAGCAATCCTATAGACTTAATGGGTTGCCGCACCATAACCACAATATTGTCTATTTAATTGAAGGCGATTTAGCAAAATTCAATTCATTTAAGGAACGAATTGACAAGCAGACGCTTTATTCTGCAATGTTTTCAATCAACTATTACAAGGGTTTTTCGCTAATGCGTTCTACGAGTATGGACGAGACTGCGTTCATTGTGTGCAATATGGCATATAAGATTGGTAAGGACACTAATAAGGCACCGTATTTTAGCGATATTTCAAAGGTTTCTAATCCGGACTTAGAATCCGGACAATTAGAACCGGAAAAAGAACAACAACAGCTATCTCAGTCCAAAGACTACTGCTCCGTTGTGAAGAAGGTTAAGAAGGATAATATAACCGAAGAAAACATCGGTGAAATTATGCTATGTCAAATTCCAGGCATCAGTTCGGTAACTGCACTAACAATTATGGAGAAATACAAGTATTTGCCAAACCTAGTTAAATGAATCCAAGATGATCCCGAGTGTTTAAATGGTATTAGCACAACAGACTCCAATGGAAAATCAAGAAAAATAAGCAAAACAACAATTGCTACTATTGTAAAATATCTAGGAAATAAAAACTAATATATATAAATGAAGGAAGAGTATTATATGTTCTTAGGTGTTTTTGCATTCATATTACTATTAATAATCACAAATAGTTATTTTGGAAGCAAGAAAAGTGTTGAAGGTATGACTGATATGAGCTCAAGTGGCAAGGATAATTCAGGTAAAGGTGCCAACACAGTTGCTGACAAATCAGGTGATCATTTAGAAAAACTAAAAGCGACCCACGAAGAATTGGGTAACAAAGTTCTCGCTACTAACAAGGACTACAAGAAAAATTATGGCGAAACTGCTGTAACCATGCACGACATCATTAACAAGTTGATGGTTATGAAAATGAACTCAATTTATCCTGATGATACACCAGATGTCGTTATAAATAAATTAGCAGAATTAAATACATTATACAATTCAAAGCACTCTTTGAATGATGTTGTTGCAAATTTGGACAAACATTAATTTAGTATTTAAGGCACAAAAATGTTAACTTCATTGTCCTTATAGTAACCCGCATCAACTAAAGCGTCTGTGTATTTGGACCCACCCCAATTAGGGTCCATTGCGTTATCACTATACAACATATTTGCATTGGAATTCTCGATTTGGTCTAAAGGTGTTAGTGTACCTACATAATAAGATGATTGGTCAAATGCTGGATAACCATTTTTATTGTAAGCACCATCAGACTGATTTGCATCGACGAGTTTTGTAAATTTAAGCGGCAGTGGTACAGGTGTAGTTGGCGGTAAGCCGCCTTGGGGTTCAGTTGCACTCGGTCTCATCTTGTAAACTCGGTTGCCTTGTATATCATATGTGTTTTGGACATATAGAACAGGACAGCGAATTCCTGCAGCACGTTGCCAATCCAAGAACTCGGTATATTCTTCTAAATTATTGAACTCAATCGGATTCACTCCGGGTACTTGGGCAATATTAGAATTATATAAGTAATATTTGGGACCTTTTTGGATCAGTACGTTTGGGCAACGATTTTCTCCATTCATTGTGGTTAAACCTTCACGGACATACAATTTGGAAACATCGTAATTTAGATAAAAATACAAACTGCCTAAAAAAACTGTAATTATTAATAGTGTTAGTATTGAGTTGGATGTTGTCATAATTATATATTATATATATTATAAAAATACATAATATTTCTTCCGTTGCCTATATTATAAGGGAATGTTTGTGGAACACGTAAATAATGCTGCAAAAGCAGCTAAATTAAATAAATATATAGACAGTGGCAAACCTGTATTTATGCTAATTTATATGGAAGGTTGTGGTCCTTGCATTGCATCCAGACCCGAATGGGCAAAACTAGAACATACTTTAGGAGGACAATATGGCAAAAAACAACCGTATAAATTCATTGTTGCCGATGTAAACAAAAATTTTGCACCACTAATTCATAAGATTAAGCAACCGAATGCGTTTCCGACAATACTTTATGTTTCGGGCAACAAAACGGAGAATTATGAAGACAGTACAATTAACGATAAACGTCGTGATGTGGATTGTTTTATGAATTGGATTGAGAGTCATGTGGGACAAATGGAAGTTGTGTCAAATTATAAGGAAACACCTAAAAGGCATTCTAGTAAAAAGAGAAAGTCTAGTCATAAAAGACGTATTACTGGTGGTAGAAATTACAAAAAAACTACTAGAAGACGTAGGCGTTAATATATCATCGGTATAAATACAAATTATTTAATATGTTTATTATATAGTAAATAAAATATGACTTCAATAGTAGCATCAGCTGATTCTTATGAACTTACAAAGGTTCCTTTTTTTCAAAAAATAGGCAATATGGCAATATCTGGAGTTATTTATACAGTAGTAGCAGTCGTGGGTGTAGTTATTGGAGTAGCAGGTGCAACTTATATGTTTGAACAAACCGAAATCGAACCAAAGATAAAAGAAGTTGCGAAAAAGATTGGGGAGGGTGTAGAAAATATTAAGCCAGAAACTGTTGCGCAAGTTACTGCTGCTATTACTGATCTGGGTAATACTGGAAACGATGTAGTAAATGCTGTTATGTCGCTTTCAGAAGGTGGAGATGCACAAGGTGGAAATGCAGAAAGTAAAAATGCAGAAGGTGGAATAGAACTGAGTGATATGAGTAAAAAAGGCTTACCCTTATCAGTAGATAGTTTAACAGCTGCTACAACGGGGGCAATAAACCAAAAAGCTGAAGAAAATGCAAATGCAGTTATAGCCGAACAAACGAAGGCAGTAGAAAAAGCAGTAGCTACAAATGTAAATGAACAAACGAAGGCAGTAGAAAAAGCAGTAGCTACAAATGTAAATGAACAAACGAAGGCAGCACAAACACTATTTACTGATAAAAGTAAGGCAGGACAATCATTATTAGCTGATAATAGTAAGGCAGTAGAAGAATCAGTCAAACAAACGAAGACGCTACAAGAAGCAGCAGGTGAACAAACAAAAGCATCAGCAAAGTTAGGTAGTGATGCGATGCAACAATATGAATTAAAAAAGAAAACAATGTCTAATATTAGTAAACCAGATTTCAAACTTGATTATTCACAAGCTGCATCAATTGCAGCTGGTGCTGCAGGTGCTGCAGGTGGTGGTAAAAAAACAAAAAACAAGAGAACCAAACTAACAAAAGTTGACTCCAATGTCAAAAAATCTGTAAAAAGACAAAGAAAACCAAGGACTAAGAAATGCCTTATTGAAAAGGATAATAAAATGTATATGAGTTTCTGCATTTAGGACTCAGAATATTAATTAAATATTTGAATATTTGAATAATTAATTAATTAATTCCCAATAAAATTGAATTAAAAATAAAGAAAGAAATTGTAATTATAAATACAGAAATAAAATGACATCATCACAAGCATTAGACAGAACATTTAAATTATTTGAGTTCAATGTGTATAATAATAAGAGTCAGCATCAATCGAGTGATGAAGACGAAGACGGTTCCAGTTCATTCAATAAGGACAAGTCCACTTTTGCAATCCAAATGTTTGGTATCAATGAAGAAGGACAGAAAGCGTCAATATTAGTAGAAGATTATCAACCATTCTTCTTCTTAAAAGTAGGCGACAAATGGACTAAGTCTATAAAAGACCAATTTGTATCGCATTTGAAGGCAAAGGTCGGTAAATATTACGAGAATTCCATTGTAGAATGCAAATTAATTGAGAAAAAGAAATTATATGAATTTGACGCTGGTAAGCTGCACAGATTCATTCAAATCAAGTTTGCAAATGTACCCGCTTACAACAAAGTGAAGAATTTTTGGTACAAAGATAATATCAATGATGACGGAGAGAAGGAGCGTGTATTGTTACCGCAAGGACTCTGGTTTAAGGACTGCCACGTAGAGCTATATGAGGCCAACATTCCGCCACTTCTCAGGTTCTTCCATTTGCGTGAAATTAGTCCATCCGGTTGGATTGCATTGCCTTGCAAAAAGACCCTCGAAATTAGAGGAGGCAATAAGACGACCAGTTGCGACTTTGAATTTACTATTGGTTACAAGAACATTATTCCACTCAATGACAAGGAGACTCGTGTCCCTTACAAGATTATGAGTTTTGATATTGAGGCCAGTAGTAGTCACGGTGATTTTCCAGTTCCAGTCAAGTCTTACAAAAAATTAGCAACAAATATTGTGGATTATTTTGATAAGTTTGGCGCAAACTTTACGACTGAAGTATGTAAGACAACCTTGTCAAATATTATTAAAACTGCATTCAATCAATCAGCTAGTCCAATGCCACAAATAGATTTGGTTTACTCAAAAGGTATTCCATTGACAAGCGTTGATTTGGAGCCAAAAATTGAAGAATGGTTGAAAACCAAGATTAGAGATAGAAATACAAACAATGAAGAGCATTTAATTGAATCAATGTTTGAAAATGCAAATAAGGCATTCATAGCTAAAGAAACAAAAGAAAAGGAAGATGTTGAAGTAGACGGTGACGCTTCAGGTTCCGATTCTGACGGCGAACCAGAAGAAGATGAACAACCTAAATATTACACAATGATGAAGACTGCTGAATCTTATAAGAACAGGCAATCCACTATTGTAGATATATTGGGTGACAAGAAATTCGACCGTGAAGGCAAAATCAACGAGCTCATCTTATCACTGCGTAATAATTTTCCGGCATTGGAAGGTGATAAGGTCACATTCATTGGCTCAACTTTTGTCAGATATGGCGAGAAAGAGCCGTATCTTAATCACTGCATTGCTTTAAATTCTTGCGACTCACTAGAAGGCAAAGTTGAAAACTCGCAAATAGAGACCTACAATACTGAAAAAGAGGTTCTTAATGCGTGGACTAAACTGGTCCAGCGAGAAAATCCTGACATTGTGATTGGTTACAACATATTTAGTTTTGACTACGAGTTTATGTTTCGCAGATCGTTGGAGCTCGGATGCGCCGAGGAATTCCTACGATTGTCAAGGAACAAGGACGAAATGTGTGCAACAATTGACTACAAAACGCAGAAGATGGAGATTGATAAGAGCAGTATTACATTGGCATCCGGAACATATGACTTGTCTATTATCAAGATGAATGGTCGTCTACAAGTAGATATGTTGAATTGGTTCAGAAGAACAGAGAACTTAACTTCTTATAAGTTGGATTATGTTGGCGGACACTTCATTGGTGATTATGTCAAGAAATTAGAACATAAGGAAAATGGTAATACACGTATATCAACCATTAATATGACTGGTCTACAAGTGGAGAGTTACATACACTTTGAGGAAATCAATCATTCATCGGATTATTATAAAGACGGTGCAAAGTTTGTAGTTGTACAAGTAAACAAGACAGAGGGTTGGTTTGAAATTCAAGGACACGAGAATCCGCAGGCAAAGTCCATCAAATGGGGTCTAGCAAAGGACGATGTGTCACCCAAGGATATTTTCAGGATGACCAATGAGGGTCCGACTGCTCGTGCTGTCATTGCAAAATACTGTATTCAGGATTGCAACTTGGTTCAGCATCTGTTTTCAAAGGTGGATGTTGTAACGGATTTGGTAGAAATGTCAAAGTTGTGTAGCGTTCCGATGAGCTTCTTGATTTTCAGAGGCCAGGGAATAAAGCTTACGAGTTATGTAGCGAAGAAGTGCAGAGAAAATGGAGTATTAATGCCGGTAATTAACAAGGGATCCAAAGATGATGGTTATGAGGGTGCCATTGTTTTGGAGCCAAAATGTGGTTTATATCTAGATACTCCAATTGCCGTTGGTGATTTTGCTTCGCTGTATCCGAGTTCAATGTTGTCGGAGAATTTGTGTCCTAGCAGTAAAGTGTGGACGAAAATCTATGACTTAGCAGGCAACTTGGTGACAGAGACTGGCACTAAAAAAGAAAACAGTGATGAATACCTATACGACAATTTGCCCGGTTACGAATATGTTGATATTCGATTTGATACATTCCGATATTACAGAAAGAACCCAAAGGCTCGTGCTGAAAAGATTAAAAATGGTTATAAATTGTGTCGGTTTGCGCAACCATTATCATCAGCTGAAGGCAAAGAAGAAAAAGCAATTATGCCATCTATTTTGCAAGAACTCTTGAAGGCACGTAAGGATACACGTAAGCTAATCCCTTTGGAAAAGGACGACTTCATCAAGAACGTGCTCGATAAGCGCCAGTTGGCCTATAAAGTGACGGCCAATTCATTATATGGCCAGCTAGGCGCCAAAACAAGCACGTTTTATGAGCCAGATATTGCTGCATCAACGACTGCAACTGGACGCCTATTGCTGACGTATGCAAAGCGTGTTGTAGAAGAATGTTACGGAGATACAATAGTTGACACTAAATATGGAAAAATTAATACAAATGCTGAGAGCATATATGGTGACACTGACTCATTATTCTTTAAACTTAATCTGACTGAACCAAAAACTGGCGAAAAAATTATTGGCCACAAGGCCTTAGAATTGTCCATAGAAATTGCACAAGAAGCGTGTCATAATGTGTCCAAGTTCTTGAAACAACCACACGATTTCGAATATGAGAAGACATTCTTGCCCTTCTGTCTCTTGTCAAAGAAGCGATATGTTGGCATCTTGTATGAGCACGACCCTAATAAAGGCAAGCGAAAGGAGATGGGTATCGTCTTAAAACGTCGTGACAATGCACCGATTGTAAAGGACGTATATGGTGGTGTAATTGATATTCTAATGAAGGACCGTGATATCAAAAAAGCACTCGATTATGTTGACACTTGTTTGCAGGAATTGGTTGAAGGTACTGTACCAATTGAGAAGCTGATTATTAGTAAATCAATACGTTCATTCTACAAAAACCCGAAGCAAATTGCTCACAAAGTGTTGGCAGACCGTATTGCAGAGAGAGAGCCAGGTAATAAGCCGACATCCGGCGACAGAATCCCATTTGTTTACGTAGTCAATCCAAACAAGAAGGCGCTCCAAGGCGAGAAGATTGAGACACCGACTTTTATCAGAGATAACAAATTGCAAATAGACTATTCATTTTATATAACAAATCAGATAATGAAGCCGTTATTACAATTGTTTGGATTGGTGCTGGATGATATATGGCGAATGCAAAATAAGAGTAGTAAGATTTCCAAGTTCAAGAGGGAGATTTCAGAAGTTAGAAAGACAATAGAAGACAATAAGAAGTTTGAAGAGAAGTTGTCAAAACTCAGAGACAAGGAAGTGAAGACATTGATCTTTGATAAGTATTTGAGAGAAACGAACAATGCAAAAGAAGGAAATCAAAGTGTTATGAACTTCTTTGGTAAAAAGAAATAATAAAAGGACCAATTTAAAATAAACAAAATACAGATTTATTAAATTCTTGTTTTAAAGAATGTAATAAATTTTTTTCACTTTTAACATTTAAAATGCTGAACGGTATTTGACACTATTTGGCCCCACAACATACTTGTAAACAACAGCGGTCAATTTTGACAATTGCTTGGTGAGTATTCTTACTTGCTGTTTCAAATTATATCTGTCATAGTCCTCTGCATCTGATTCACTTGCATCTGATTCACTTGCATCTGATTCACTTGCATCTGATTCACTTGCTGCGTCATCCTGATACGATTCCTCAGCATCTTCTAATTCAGCTTCTGATTTACTAGCGTCATCATCTACTGTACTTGATTCCTCATTAGGATAAGTTTGTTGATAAAGCTCATTAAAATCTGCGATTCCCTCTGAATCTAATTTATACATAATTGCATAAGGACTGCGTTGGTGTAACAAAGCAATTTCCTTAACAGGCAAATTGAGGAGTTCAAATTCTCTATGTAATCTCAAACATTCATTAACAGTCCATTTAAATCCTGATCTTAGCTCGTGGTTCATACTCATTTTATACCATATTATTATTAGAACTCTTTATATTGTTTTACATCATTTTATCTGTGTGGTCTGGTATTACTGCTATTATTATTATCATTATTACTTGGTGGAAAAATGGTTTCATACATTAAAATATTATTAGACGGGTCGTAAACAAAATGGTCATTTGTATTGTTGCTAGCTCCGGATGGATTAAATAAGGTTTCAAAAAGGCGATTTGTTAGTGTATTAACAATATTATTGGTTATTGTATTACCAGAAATATCAAAGGATACTTGGTCAACTATGTTAGTTTGTGGGTTTCTTACAACATTGACATTGGATATGTTTTCATTGCTTATTGTTCCGGCTGCTCCTAATGCACCTTGTGCCACTCCTGCTGTAACACCTAGAGCCGCACCTTGTGCAGCTTCGCTTCTTGTTGCTTCGCTTCTTGTTGCTTCGCTTCTTGTTGCTTCGCTTCTTGTTGCTTGACTTGTAATAGTATCAGTATTTAGACTATTCGCTTGATTATTGCGTATATCATACCTGCAAACTGGACACCGAACATTACTCTGAAACCATTCATTAAATTCACTAGGTAAAAATATATGTCCACAATGATTTATTTGTCGAACCTGGTCTGTAGGATTAAATCGTTCCAAAGAAATAGGACAAGCTTCTGAATTTGGGTTCCTAATTTCATTATAACTAACAAGTCTAGATGCATTTTCAATTTGCTGATTAGTAGGTCTAACAATTACATTAGAATTTAAAAAACTAGACAGCAATCCAGATATATCAGCTGTTATATCGGATGTTCCATAAATGTTGGAATTATTATTTGCATTTGTATTTCTATTACGTTGTCCAGCGTTGCGATAATTAGCCAAGTTGTCTAAATAAACACCAGGATTGATAGGATTATTATAATCATAAAAAATATGTTGATCATTTTCTCTGGTACTTCGTCTGTTCCTGTTTCTATTGTAATTTGAATTTGAATTTGAATGTGTGTTAGAATTAGTATTTGAATTGTTTAAAACCAAAACCATATTTATATTACTTCTTATATCATCCAAATAGCGATATAACTGATTAATCTGATCATTCGTTTGTCTATATTGAGCAGTATAAATATCCAACATTCTGTGCTGGTCTGAAGTTAGATGTATATTAACATTTGGAAAAGCCATCGTATAATTTATAATATATATTATGAAATATGTTTAAATGTATTGTTGTATAACTAATTATTAATAACTTTAATGAGTTTAGAAAAATATAAAAATAAAGGTTTATCAGGATTGGCTAATTTAGGTAACACGTGTTTTCTTAATTCGTGTATGCAAGTGTTATCTCACACATATGAACTCAATGACTTGCTAAATTTAAATATATGCAAAACAAGGTTG